GCAGATGCCACTTATCTATCCACTGTTAGGCACAAACCAAACCACAGCAACTTACACAGCTGGTGGATTTAGCACACTATCAGAAACTATAATTGATAGAAAACCTGGCACGATGACCCTGGACAATAATACTGGTTTGCACAATGTGTTTTACGAAACAAGCAATTACCATGTTAGCGATTTTACCTGGAACGGAATTGCACAATATGAAATAGAACTTACCAATATAACCAGTTTTAGTATAAGCGGTAGTGCAACAAATAGCGCAACCTGCCAAGCAGGTATAGTTTATTATGATTCAGATGATTTATTCAATACAAATGTATTCCTCACCCCTCGCATAAACATATTTTCTGCTACAAATGATGTCATAGATACATCGTATCCAGACAGTGTGGGCACAAAAAAGATAGTAGAAGTTAACAGCAGATTAGATGATCTATTACCTAGTATTCCAGGAGGAAGAAGAGCTTTAGGTTTTATGATGGAATGCGTCATTACAGGACAAACCACTGTAAGCGGCACCGCAACTATCAAAATAAGGCGAATTACATAAGCATTTTGACAAAACTAATAAATATTAACATCGCGATTAACAAATTATACAAAGGAGATCTCTTATGAGTCAAGCAAGTGATTATTTAGAGGACAAATTATTAGACCATGTTCTCAGAAATACCGCTTTCACTTCACCAACCACAGTCTATGTAGGATTGTTTACAGAAGGTGACAGTGCAGGTCAAAACACGGACCTTTTAGAAGAAGGAACGCTAACAAACGAAGTATCTGGGTTTGCATATGCTCGCAAAGCCGCAACATTTTCAGCCGCATCAGGAGGAAGTATAACAACTTCAGGCAACATTACATTTGATCCTGCAAGTGGAGGAAACTGGGGCACAATTACGCATATTGCTATACTAGATGCATCAACAGCAGGCAATATTTTGTTTTATGGCGCTCTAACAACTTCTAAAACTATTGAAGACGGCGATACATTTCAGATTACAGCAGGCAATTTGACAGTCACATTGGCATAATAGGAGACAGTTCCTATGGCCCAGTATGTAATACTGAATGATGATTATCTTGACAGCGGCTATGTAGAATCAGGATTTGTAGGCACTGACAGCGACTTATATGTTGCAAGTGGCTACATTAATGATGCAATACAAGGTGCCGCAAATGTATCTGCTCAAGCAACTGTAGTTGCCAAGGGTGGATTCTTAAAAGATAGCTCATCAACAATAGATTCAGCATTTTCTGCGTCAATAGATGCAGATGTTATTGCTGATGCTATAGGAACCTCTTCATCTTCATTTGCTGTTTCTACAGATGCAGTAAAAACAACTGACACAGATAGCAGTATATCAACTGTTATCAGTGCAACTATTACAGCAGTCAAAACAGTTGTTGCAGATGTAACAACTATAAGTGCATTTGATTCAAGTGTAAGTGCAAACGCAACTGTCTCACCAGGAGGCACTATATCTACAAGTGCAACCACAGATGTCACAGCAGTAAAAACTGTAAACGCAGTAGTTGGAACAATCAATGCTTTCCAAAGCGACATTTTATGGCAAGATGACGTAAGTTGGGATAACCCACAAGATTATGTGTGGGGTCCAATGGTATTTGTTGAAGCAAATGCCTTTGTAAATGGTCAATCTAGTGCAAGCAGTCAATTTACACTTACAGCAGATGGCGATGTCACAGCAGTAGCAGAAATTGCTCCTGCGGCAATAGCAACAGTAGCAGTCACAGGCACAAGTAATTTTGAAGCACAAGCAAGTATAAGTTCAAATGCAACAGTAGATGTAACAGCTCAACTACAAGGTGATGCTGTTATTGACGTCAGCAGTAATGCAACAGTTGAAGTAAGTGGTATATTCCAAGTTGCAGGTTATCCTGAAGCAATAGGTGGTGAATTTGCAGTCACAGCAGACGCAGATACTATTGCAGATGGTGTTGCTATTAAAGCAGGTGTGTTTGATCTTCAATCTACACCAAGTAGAACTCGTCCGTTTGAAGCACAACTATCAAGCTCATTTACAATTACAGCAGATGCAGACGCTGTTGGTGACGGAATTAGTATTATAGCAAGTGCAGGCACACTTGATATAACCGCTGTGAAAACAGCAAGAGCAGTTGAAACACTTGATGGTGTGTTTGACAGTAATTTCAAAGGTGGCATACTGTTTGGTGGTATAATAGATATACAAGCATTTGCAACAACAGTAAGTGCTCTAACAATATTCAATATTGATCCGTTTAGGGTATATCCAGTAGATGTAGAGTCAAGACTACTACAAATTGTTCCAGAATCACGGATTTACAACACTAAAACAGAAACACGCATAAATATCATAACAGAAGAAGATAGAAATATAAATGTTAAATCAGAAACAAGAACAGTTGAAGTGCAACCACTTGAACTGGTTGAAGTTGCTGGTAATCCACTAGATAGGAGACAAGGATAATGGCTGATGCACAATCATTAACAGGATTTCAACAAGATAGAGCAGGCGCTTTTATTGAAAAAGATCCTTATGCCGTGCTTGACTATAGTTTGGATTGGCAAAATTGGATGCCAACAGGTGAACAGATTAGCACAGTCAGTGTCACAGCAGAGACTATATCAGGAGATGCGGCTCCATTAACAATAGATTCAACAACCAATACCAGTTATATTGCTACAGCATATATCAGCGGTGGCACAGCAGGTAATATCTACAATGTTGAATTTAAAATTGTCACAGACAATTCAAAACAAGATTCTAGAAATTTTAGAATCAAAGTAGTAGAGAGACAACTATAATGACAGAACAAGAACCAAGAAAGACGAACAAGAAATACAAAACCGTTGACAGAGATTTGGTATTTCGTTTGGCGTGTATTCAGTGTTCAGATCAAGAAATTGCAGAAGTAGTTGGCGTAAGCGTAGACACACTACGCAGAAGATTTTCAAAAATATTAGAACAAGGCAAACAAGAAGGCAGACAATCACTAAGGCGAGCAATGTATGAAAAGGCAATGAATGGAGACTCTAGGCTACAAATCTTCTTGTCAAAACAATATCTTGGAATGCGTGATACGCCTGAAGATGGAGATGCAAAGGCACCATTGCCTTGGGAGGACTAATTGGCATTGAGTGAAGCACAAAAAAACATATGTGAAAGTGACAAGCGTTTTAGAGTAGCAGTCACTGGACGCCGTTTTGGCAAAACACATGTGGCAATGCGTGAACTTGCTAGATTTAGTGCCGCTAAACAAAATAGTCTTGTGTGGTATGTTGCACCAAGCTATAGAATGGCAAAAGGTATTGTTTGGGATCAACTCAAAGGCAGACTCAAAGATTTGCGTTGGGTAGAACAAACAAACGAAGCAGAATTAACTATGAGATTGAAAAACGGATCAAAGATATGTTTAAAAGGTGCAGACTCACCAGACTCACTAAGAGGTGTGGGCCTAGACTTTCTAGTTATGGACGAGTTCCAAGACACAGATCCAAGGGCCTGGACAGAAATACTTCGCCCTACACTATCTGACAAAAATGGCAGTGCTTTGTTTTTAGGCACACCAAGAGGCGTAGGTAGTTTTAGTCATGAAATGTATTCAATGGCACAGTCAACTGATGATTGGGATAGTTTTACATATAGAACAATAGATGGAGAACAAGTTCCTGAATCAGAAATAGAAGCCGCAAAGCGTGACATGGACCAAAGAACATTTGAACAAGAATATTTGGCAACATTCAACACATACTCAGGAGTTGTCTATTATAACTTTGATAGAGAACACACTGTAGTGCCTTGCAATGGTATGCCTATGAGAGAAATACATTGCGGCATTGACTTCAATGTGGACCCAATGAGTGTTGCAATATCAGTTATTGAAGGCAACACAGTTTATTTTGTAGATGAAATATGTATGAGAGGATCAAACACTGATGAAGTTTGTGATGAATTAAAAAGAAGATATCCACAATCAAGAATTATAATGTATCCAGATCCTGCAGGACGCCAAAGAAAAACATCAGCTGGAGGGCGAACTGATATTTCAATTTTGCAGAATGCAGGATTTGGTGTTCAGGTGCGTAATGCACACACACCAATTAGAGATAGAGTTAACTCTGTAAATGCAAAACTCAAAAACACAAACGAACAAAGAACCATGTTTATTGATCCCAAATGCAAACAGATTATAAACAGCTTAGAAAGAATGGTATACAAACCAGGAACATCCGTAATTGAAAAAGACGGAGAGTTGGATCATATGGCAGACGCAGTAGGATATTTGATTGATTTCTTATTCCCACTTAGAACTGACTATGAATCCTCTACACCACAGCGTTGGGCATTCACTGGTAATAACAACACAAGGAGATGGAACTAATGCCCTACATAAGAGATAGGATAGTTAAAGGTGACAGTCGCAACAATGTGCAGTATATTTTACAAGCACATGATGCATACAAATTTTATTTAAATCGTTGGACTTTTTTAGGCGATAGCTTCAATGGAGGATATGACTTCTTCATGGGACGCTACTTAGAGCCTTACTATTATGAAAGCAGAGAAGACTACGAAAAAAGATTGAGAATGGTTGCTGTAGATAATCATGTAAAATCAATCTCAGGTATCTACAACAGTTTCTTATATCGCAGAGATGTAAAAAGAGATTATGGAAGTCTAAATGGACCAGCACTAGATGCATTTTTAGATGATGCGGATCTAGATGGTAGAAGTTATGATGCATTTATGAGAGACCTAAGTGCATACACAATGGTATACGGAAATTGCTGGGTTATAATTGACAAACCCAACACACAGGTTAACACCAGAGCAGAAGAACTAGCACAAGGTATTCGTCCTTATGTGTCAATCTTTACACCAGACAATGTAATGGATTGGAAATACCAAAGAAGTGCAAATGGTGCTTACACTCTAACATACCTAAAAGTCAAAGAAGAAATTATTGATGACAAACAGTATGTGAGAGAATACACACCAGATGAAATCAATGTTTACATGATTGATGGTGATAAAAAAATTGGTGATTTAGAATATTCAATGCCCAACACACTTGGCAAAGTTCCTGCCGTATGTGTGTATGCACAAAGAAGCAATATCAGAGGCATAGGCATTTCACCAATGGGTGACATCGCTGACATACAAAAAGAATTGTATGAATTTAATTCTGAGATTGAACAGATTGTAAGATTAACAAATCACCCTTCACTTGTAAAAACTGTTGACACAGAAGCAAGTGCAGGTGCAGGATCTATTGTGCAATTACCACAAGGTATGGATCCAGGATTGAAACCTTATCTATTACAACCAGATGGAGCAAGTATTGAAAGTGTGCTACAAACACTAGAAAGAAAAGTTGAAAGCATAGACAGAATGGCTTGCTTAGGTGGTATCCGTTCAATTGAAAGTAGAAGATTATCAGGTATTGGTTTACAAACTGAATTCCAAATGCTAAATGCAAAACTCGCAGACTTTGCAATGAACCTAGAACATGCTGAAGAACAGATTTGGCGTTGTTGGGCAATGTATCAAGGTGAAGTGTGGCAAGGCACAGTAGAATATCCAAGAAGTTTTTCAATACAAGACAAGGTTAATGATATTCAAATGTTAAAAATGGCCAAAGACAGTGCCATTACAGATCCTAACATTGTAAGAGAAATTGATGCTAGAATCTATGAAACAATTTTTGAAGAACCTTATGAAGCAGAGCAGAGCGTGGGGGCATTGCAAACAGATATGGTGCATACACCTATCAACAACACTCAAGATCTAGTTCAACATATGCGTGACATGGTATCGCAAGGTTATACCAATGAACAAATACTAGAATTACATCCTGAGTTAGCAACACTTTTTGGGTCAACTGATGGGTAGATATGTTGCAGATACGCCATACTATATTGAAGGCACTGAAGCTAGAATTAGAGAAGTGCTGACAGAGTATAACGACAACATACACAGATTTGAAACCAAACATTCAAAGCGAGCAGGTGTAAGAGCAAGAAACAATCTGCTTGAACTATGGCATTTGTGTCGTAAAAGACGCAAAGAAATCCTTGAACAAAGTAAAACACAAGCCTATGGTTATTGGGAACATCCTTCATGGGCTGGCATTGACGAGGATGATGAATAAAGGAGGGTATCATGGCAAAACGCGGTGGTAAGAAAAAGAAGAAAAATTCTATGCGTGGTGGACGCAAGAAGAAGTAGCATTTAATCGCCATTTATGTGCGAATCTATGCTATGTATTATAAATAAACATATACTGTCTAAGAGGGCAGGGAGTAGAACTCAACTCAAAGGAAAGAGGTAAATTTTATGGACGCAGAAACAGCGGTAAACGATACGGAGCAAACTGTAGCTCCTAATGAAAAGCAGGCAACGACACAGGAAACGAAGCAAGAAAACCTTCTATCACAAGACGAAGTTAATCGCATAGTGGCAGAAAGGGTTCAAAGAGAAAAGGCAAAATTTGAAAAGAAATATTCAAATGTTGACTTGGATCTATACAACGAACTGGTAGAGAAACAAGAGGCACAGCGCCAACAGGATCTTGAACAGCGTGGTGAGTATGAGAAGTTATTGAAGGAACAAGCTGAAAAGTTTAATTCTAAAATTAACCAGTATCAAACTGAACTACACTCAATCAAGGTTGATGGCACACTCTTAAACGAAGCCAGTGCAAACAAAGCAATCAATCCTCAACAGGTTGTGGCTTTGTTAAAAAGTCAAGTTCGTCTAAATGAAGCAGGTGGAGTTGATGTTGTAGACACAAACGGACAAGTGCGTTATGATGATAATGGAAATCCATTAACACCTAACAACTTGGTAAAAACATTTCTTGCAGAGAATCCACATTTTGTATCAGCTGGACCAACAGGTTCTGGAACTGGACAAGGTGTAGGTAAACAAGCTCCTGTGGTAGACAACGACATATCTAAATTAGATATGAACAATGCGGCACACCGCGATCAATATCGTGAGATAATGAGAGCAAAAGGTGTGAGGCTATAATTGCTATAATAAAGGAGACATAACATGGCAAATGAAGCAACTTCAAGTGTGTTGTCAGAACTGTATGCTAACATCGTGCAATCTGCATTATTCACACTTAACGAACAAACTGTTATCCGTCCATTAGTAAGAAATTACGACATGAGCGGAACACCTGGCTTAACAGCACAGGTTCCAATCTATCCAGCAGTAGCAGCAGCTGGTGTAGCTGATGGCACAGACCTAACTAACACAGCATTCAACACTACATCAAAAACTATCACAGCAAGTGAAGTTGGTGTAATGGTTGAATTAACTGATTTAGCGGCTGAGTCTGCAACTGACGATGTTGCAGCGGCTATTGGACGCCAAATTGGTGCAGCTATGGCTGAAAAAGTTGACACAGATCTAGCAGGCCTATTCTCAGGTTTTTCTAATGTTGTTGACAAATCAGGTGCGGCTGTGACTGTTGAAGATATCTTCAAAGCGGCGGCTACACTAAGAGCAAACAAAGCAAACCAAAACGGTGCATATGTTTGTGTGCTACATCCATACCAAGCATTTGATATTAAGAAACAATTGACTAACAATGGTGCAACTATGTCACACGCACTTAGTGATGTAGGTAATTCAGCATTAAGAGATGGTTTCATTGGTAGAATAGCTGGTGTAGATATCTTTGAATCTACTGTAGTAAGCGGTTCTGACAGTGCAGGATCATACTTTGGTGCTGTAATGACTCAGGATGCTCTTGGCTACATGGTTAAGAGAGCAATGAGAATTGAAACAGAGCGTAATGCATCTAAGCGTTCACTTGAAATCGTAGGTTCTATGGCTTACGGAACAAGCGAACTATTTGATCAATACGGTGTTGCAATTCAATCAGACGCAACAGCAGTAATCTAATATTGATTATCTAAGAACATGGAATAGGGCGTCTTTGATGCCCTATTTCTTTATATCATATAAATACTACTGGATAGAGAAGGACTCTACCAGAAATTGGAGCAGGACTCATGGCTATAACACTCGCAACAATATCTGATGTTACTGAATACGAACCAGATATACTAAATTACGGCATCGCAGACTTTGATGCTGAACTCACCAAAGCACAGAATGATGTATTCCGCGACTTGAGAATCAAGTGGTGGCCCACTCA